AAATGATATAACTTTAACCGGTAGTATTTCAAATTATAATTGGTCAAAGTTTTCAGATATAGATTTACATTTAATAATTGATTTTAAACAAGTAGATGATGATAGTGATTTTGTAAGAAATTATATGTTAGCTAAAAAAACTATTTGGAATAATAAACATGATATTAAAATGTATGGATTTCCTGTAGAAGTTTATGTAGAAAATATCGGTGAGGCTCACGTGGCGTCTGGTTTGTATTCTATATTAAAAGATAAATGGTTAGTAGTACCTAAGAAAAAAGAATTACAAATTGACTTAGATGATATTCGTTCAAAAGCTGAGGGTTATTTAGGTTCAATGTCAGTATTACAAAAAATGATGAAAGATGGTAAGTATGATGAAATAATACAGATGGTAGAAAAGATTCAAGATAAACTGAAGAGAATGAGAAGTTCTGGATTAGAACGAGGTGGAGAATTTTCAGTTGAAAATCTCGCATTTAAAGCTTTAAGAAGGTCACCTTTTATCGGTGATATCATTCAAATGAAGAATGACGCATATGATAAAAAGATGTCAATGAAAGAAAAATTAGATTTAACAGAATATGTAAATCTATTAGTTACAAATAAACCGTATAACGGAAAGGAGTTATTATTAATGGGCGGAGCATATGGACACATGAATCATCCCTTTGATGACAAAAATCTTACATTTTCAGATTTAAAGAACATAGTTATTATAGGACTCGGCGGTCAGCTTAGTCGTGAAGATAATGTTACTGAGAAACTTGATGGTCAGAATCTAATGGTTTCTTGGGTAAAAGGAAAGTTAGTTACAGCACGAAACAAAGGTCAGTTAAAGAATTTCGGTTCAACAGCAATGGATATTAAAGGTGTTGCCTCTAAATTTGCAGGTAGAGGTGATATTAAAGATGCTTTTGTTTTTGCAATGAAAGATTTAAATAAATCTATAAGTTCATTATCAGATAAACAAAAAGAAAAAGTTTTTGGTAATGGTAAAAGATGGATGAATCTTGAAGTTATATATCCAGCATCCGCAAATGTAATAGATTATGATAAAGCTCAAATAGTATTTCATGGAACATTGGAATATAATGAAAGCGGTACAGCGATAGGACAACCCAAAGATTCAGCTCGTATGTTGGCAGGAATGATTAAACAGGTTAATCAGCATGTACAAAAACATTATGCGATAGGTAAACCACAATTTTTAGAAGTACCTAAAGTACAAGATTTCGGGAAAAAGAAAAAAGTTTATTTAAATAAATTAAAGAAGTTACAAAATCAATATAAATTAAAAGACAATGATACATTATCTAAATATCATCAGTCATTTTGGGAAGAATTTATCTTTAATGCGTCAAAACAACATAAGTATAAAATACCAAATAGAGTTTTAGTTAATTTGACTAAAAGATGGGCTTTCCTTGATAAATCGTATAAAGTACAAATGATGAAAAAAGATATAAAGAATAAAGAATTTTTAAATTGGGCACTTACGTTTGATAAAAACGATCATCAAAAATGGGTAAAACAAAATATGAAACCGTTTGAAGTATTGTTTTTTGATGTGGGTGCAGAGATATTAAAGAATATAAGTGGTTACTTAGCAGCATCACCTAAGACTGCAGTGCAAAAAATAAGAAAAGATGTAATTAATGCGATAAAGATAGTAAAAAGTGGTGGAGATATTAAGAAGATAGAAACTTTAAAACAACAGTTAAGTAAATTAGAAAAAATTGGTGGATTATCATCAGTTGTACCTACAGAAGGTATAGTGTTTAAATATAAAGGTAATACTTACAAGTTTACAGGAGCTTTTGCACCCGTAAATCAGATTGTAGGTTTATTAAACTTTTAGTTATGTCAGAATATAGAGAGAGAGTACGACAAAATAAAGCGATGCGATCTATTTTAAGGGGAGAAACACCTGAAAAGAGAATTTTTGTTCCACAAGAAGATTTGGAATTTAAAAAGAAATTACAGAAAGAAAAAGAACTAGAACAAAAAAGAGTTGATGAAAAATTAGAAGCGACTAAAGAAGCTAGAATGCCTTGGTTTTGTCCTGAGTGTAAAAAAGTAATGAAAAGACAATTAGATGAAAAAATGTGGTATTTATATCAACATTGTTTTGATTGTCAAATAAAAATAGAAAATAAAATGAGAATTGACGGTACATATAATGAGTGGGAACAAGAAAAAGTAAAACAAAATAAGTTATCATGGGTAAGAGATGAAATAGAAAAACTTAAAGAGTTTAAAAAACAAGAAATACCGACATTTTATAATCAGGTAGCTGCAGATGGATATACAGTTGATAAAGAAAACTGGGAAGGTAACTTTAAACAACTTAAAAAACAGGCGGATGAGGCCTTAAAACATTTACAAAAAGTAGAAGATTCTTTAACATAGAATATTTATATATATACATGAATATTAATTATTTGGGAGAAATTAAATGGCAAATATAACAACCGATGCATATGGTTCTACAATTTCACGAGGATCGCACGGTAAAACTGATGTGTCAAGTCATAAGGCACCACTTACATATGATGACGCTAAATATGGTAGAATCAAAACAGTAGGGGCTGGGCTGACAGATTTAACTGGTTCATTAGCCGGTTCTAGCGGCTTTATAGTTGGCACTGCAGGTTCATCCGTTATTACACCGACAGAGGGTGATGCAGTTGCGGCATCCGCTTTCACTACAAAAACATTGTATGAAATAGGTGTACGGAGAATAAGTGGTAGTGGTACTATTCACGTAATTTATTAATATGGAACGTAATTCCAAAGGACAGATAAAAGATGTAATTAAACAGGAGTATATAAAGTGTGCTTCAGATCCTGTTTATTTTATGAAAAAGTATTGTGTAATCCAACACCCGATACAGGGAAAGATACCTTTTCATTTATATCATTTTCAAGAAAAAGTAGTTGAAGATTTAGTACAACACCGCTTTAATATTATATTAAAAGCGAGACAGTTAGGTATGTCAACTATTACAGCTGGATATTCGCTTTGGATGATGACATTTCATCAAGATAAAAATATATTAATAATTGCTACTAAACAAGAAGTTGCTAAAAACTTAGTAACAAAAGTTCGAGTGATGCATGCTAATTTACCAAGCTGGTTAAAACAAAGATGTGTTGAAGATAATAAGTTGTCATTAAGATATAAAAATGGTTCTCAAATAAAAGCTGTTTCAAGTGGAGAAGACAGCGCTCGTTCAGAAGCATTATCTTTATTAGTATTAGATGAAGCGGCATTTATTGATAAGATTGACGCAATTTGGGCTGCAGCGTCACAGACACTTTCTACTGGTGGTCAATGTATTACATTATCTACACCGAATGGTGTTGGAAATTGGTTTCATAAAACTTGGGTGGAGGCTGAAGATGGATTGAATGATTTTAATTTTGCAAGATTACATTGGACATTACATCCTGATAGAGATCAAGAATGGAGAGATGAACAAGATAAATTATTAGGTCCTACATTAGCGGCTCAAGAATGTGATTGTGATTTCATTACTTCAGGACAATCAGTAATTGACGGTATTATTTTAGAAGAATATAGAACAACACAAGTTAAAGAACCGATTGAAAAGCGGGGTATTGATAGTAATGTATGGATATGGGAACCAGCTAATTATACAAAAGATTATATAATATGTGCAGATGTTAGTAGAGGAGATTCTACAGATTATTCTGCATTTCATATACTTGAATTAGAAAACGTAGAACAAGTAGCAGAATACAAAGGACGTTTGAGTACAAGAGATTATGGTAATTTATTAGTAAATATGGCAATAGAATATAACAATGCATTGTTAGTAATTGAAAATAATAATATTGGTTGGGCTGCTATACAACAAGTAATTGACAGAGAATATGAGAATTTATTTTATATGTCAAAAGATTTACGATATGTGGATACACATAAACAAATAAATAATAAAATTAATAGAATGGAAAAACAAATAATACCAGGATTTACTTTAACACAGAAAACAAGACCGTTAGTTATAGCTAAATTAGAAGAATTTTTTAGAGAGAAGTTATCAATAGTACATTCACAGAGACTTATTGATGAATTATTTGTATTTATTTATAATGGTAATAGAGCAGAAGCTATGAGAGGTTATAACGATGATTTAGTTATGTCTTATGCAATGGGTTTGTGGATTAGAGAAACTGCTCTTAGATTACGAGCTGAAGGTATTGAATTACAAAAGAAAGCTGTAAGCAGTATTAATTCAAATCAAGGTGCTTATACACCAATGGATAATCAAAATGATTCTTGGGTTATGGATGTAAATAAAGAACAAGAATCGTTAGAATGGTTAATAAACTAAAGAGGTAAAAATGGCTGATACAACATTAAGAAGTAGATTACGAAGACTATTTTCAACAAATGTAATTGTTAGAAATGTAGGAGGTAAACGTTTAAAAGTTGCCGATACGAGTCGAACACAATCTACAGCAAGAAGCAATCTTATTGATAGATACCAAAAAATATTCACAGGATCAGGATTGAGCGGTTATTCAGATTCGTTGTTAACAAAGTCAATGAGGTTGAATTTGTTCAAAGATTATGAATCAATGGACAATGACGCGATTATAGCTTCCGCCCTTGATATTTATGCAGATGAGTCTACAATGAAATCTGAGTATGGAGATGTTTTACAAATTCAAACAGATAATAATCAAATTAAAGAAATATTACACAATTTATTTTATGATATTATTAATATTGAATTTAATCTTTGGCCTTGGGTTCGTAATATGTGTAAATATGGTGATTTCTTTTTAAAATTAGAAATTGATGAAAAATATGGTATTACTAATGTAGTCCCATTATCAGTTTATGACGTGTCAAGATTAGAAGGACTGGATCCAGAAAATCCTGAGTACGTTAAATTTTTAATAGAATCAGTATCATCACAGCACAGATATAAATCTGAACAGTCAAGCACGAGAGAAGAATTAGAAAATTATGAAGTAGCACATTTTAGATTACTTTCTGATTCTAATTATCTTCCATACGGTAAATCACAAGTTGAAGGTGGTCGTAAAATTTGGAAACAGTTAACTCTCATGGAAGACGCTATGTTAATTCATAGAATTATGAGAGCACCTGAAAAAAGAATTTTTAAAATTGATATTGGTAATATACCACCTGCAGAAGTTGATAACTATATGCAAAAAATTGTAAATAAAATGAAAAAGGCTCCAGTTGTAGAAGAAGGAACAGGTGATTATAATCTTAAATACAATATGCAAAATATTACTGAAGATTTCTTCTTACCAGTTCGTGGTGGTGATAGTGGAACAAGTATAGATTCACTACCTGGATTAACTTATGAAGCAACAGAAGACATTGAATATTTGAAAAATAAACTATTATCTTCACTTCGTATACCTAAAGCCTTTCTTGGATATGAAGAAGAAGTAGGTTCAAAAGCTACATTAGCAGCAGAAGATGTTAGATTTGCCCGTACTATCGAAAGAGTCCAACGAATAACTTTATCTGAATTAACAAAGATAGCTATAGTTCATTTGTACGCACAAGGATATACAGACGCAGATTTAGTTAATTTTGAATTAGAATTAACAAATCCATCTACAATTTATGAAGAAGAAAAGATTGAGTTGTGGAATAATAAAACTTCACTTGCATCTTCTATGATGGCAGACGGATTAGTTTCATCTCAATGGATATATAAAAATATTTATGGATTTACTGAAGATGAGATAAAAGAGGTTGATAATCAAATTATATTTGATTATAAACAGAAGTTTCGTAGGTCTCAAATTGAAGATGAAGGTAATGATCCGGCAGAAAGTGGACAAGCTGCAGGAACACCATCGGATATGGCAATGGGTAGAACAGGCCATGAATTAGATGATTTGGGTCCTGAAGGCGGTTCACCACCGGGAGGATGGGATGGTGCAGGACGACCAAAAGAAGTTCCACACTATAGTAAGGACAAAAGTGCACGAGGTAGAGACCCATTGGGTGCGCACGATAAAAGAAAAGGTGGAAGTGGTTCACCTAAATATGGCAAAGCTTTAGCTCTTGCCCACTATGATAAACTAAAAAAATCAATGAATTTTGGTAAATATGAGAAAAAAATAATAAATGAAGCATCAGAAGTTGAAGAAGAGTATAAGAATGAGGTAAGTTCTTTAAATGACGATATATCAACTGACTAATTATTGTGTAACTTTATATTTATTAATGAGAAATTGTAATTAATTATTGGAGTATTTTGAGATGGCTCAAAAATTGAAACATTCAAAGATAAAGAATACAGGTATTCTTTTTGAATTATTAACAAGACAGATAACGGCAGACGTATTGGCCGGTAAAAGTACAAAATCAGTAAAGATAGTAAAAAAATACTTTAATGAAAATAGTGAACTTGGAAAAGAACTCCAATTATACCGTTTACTTTTAGAAAAACACTATGAATCTGAGAATAGGGCAACTCAATTACTTGATGCCGTCTTAGAATCAAGACAGAGATTAAGTAATTCCAAACTTCGCCGTGAAAAATATAACTTAATCAAAGAAATAAAAGAAAATTATAACATAAGTGATTTTTTTAACGGCCGTATTACTAATTATAGACTATTAGCTTCAGTATATAATATATTTTTAGTTGAAAGTACTCCTATAATTTTTAATCCAGAAGCTATCATAGATTCTAAATTTACTATTTTAGAACATATTACAAGTAAGAAAGTTAGTTCTAAAGAAGCTAAAGAAAAAGTTTTGAAAGAATATAATAAATCAGATAAAGATTTAAGGTTACTGGCGTATGAAATTCTTGTAGATAAATTTAATCAAAAATACAAGACATTAAATGAAGCACAAAAAAATCTATTAAAAAATTATATTAATAATGTTAGTAATACAAATTCTTTACGCGACTTTGTTGATGAAGAAGCGCATAAGATTGAAACAGAATTAAAAGTTAATTTACCAAAAGTAACTGATCAAATTACTAAAATAAAATTAACTGAGGCTATAAATCAAATAAGTAATTTAACAAGAGGTAAACTTGTTAATGAAAAACAGGTTTTAACTTTAATGAGATATTATGAACTTGTCAAGGAGCTTGAAAATGTCCACAAAAGTTGAACTTTTAAGAAAATTTATTAGAGAAGTTATCAGGCAGGAGTTAAAATTACATGAAGCTTCTGTAACAG